TTGTCCATTGAGCTACTATTCCATCTCGTTTTACATTAGGATTGCCTAGGTATGTGTCATTCTTTTGGAGTAACATCAATCATTTCATTTTGTAGCATACGCTGTAGATCTGCCGTAGATCCTACAAACACATTATTATTAGTAGTTCCACCTGGTAAAGCTTTAGTATTTTCTTGATGAAAATCTTTTTTCTTCTTATGCATATCCATAAGATTACCATTGATGTCAGCAATGTTTTTCATCATATTAGATAAAACTTCAAAGGCACGAGGATGTTCAGTCGCTCTTGCAACCTCCATCATTTCTTCCATAGATTCCGATCCCTTTGCTAAAAGGTCGTGATATATTTTACGAGCGTATTCGAAATCGTTATTAGCAGTATTTGAATCCATCATAATGCACTGTCAATTCCTATAATTGTATTTGTAAATCCAAAGTCACTATCTGGGCTGGCATCGGAAGGATTAGTAGTTACTGTAATTCTTTCTAAAGGAATATCAGAATCGTTTAGACCTGATCTAATATCAAGAATATCTGTAATAGCAGTACGAATAATACCTGAACTAGAGACCGGACCATGGAAATTAACATGCATGTCAAAGTCCATAGTATATACTATAGTTCTCCTAGAAGCAACTTCTCCTTCATAATCGTCATTCATTGTGACGCCAGTCAAAATAATAGGGACGTCTTCTTTAATAGTTTCAATGTCTTCGAACGGTTGTATTGATAATGTGTATTGAGGATTAAAGTACGGTATAACCTGCTCAACTACTTGCAACGCATCATCTTGCATTTTTGCAAAAACGCTTAATTGAAAGCTGATAATATACGGAACACCTACTTCAATTTTGTTTCTAGACAAGACTGTTCCAGCAACACTAGGTCTAGCGGTGATATTACTTTTTGGCAGCTGCCTTGCAGGATCGTACGATATATTCATTATTTCAAACGACATACGTGGTAGCTTTATTGCTACTCTAGCTTCTTGTAAATCTGGCACTTCTCTGATTCTATCGAGAAATTTAGCGCGTGGTCCATACGATAGCGGAACCTTCTGTGTGTTAATTATACCACCACTAGAATCTTTACGTAAAACGTACACATCATTAAACATTGCCCCAAAAGTTGCAACTGCTTTACGTATTCGTTGATGATAAAAATAATTGCCAAACATTAATTAGGATCCCCAAATGGATTTGTTTCGCTAAAGTCAATAAAGTCTAGATTGCCAAAATCATCATTTTGCTCATTACCGTGTAACTGATTATCTTCTGTAAACGATGTAACTGTTCCTGTAGCATTTGATTCTGCGCCAGTAATTATCTTAGCAGTTGAAGGCAGATGAAATTTACCATCATTTCCACCTAAGTGTATAATAGAAAGCGAATTAGTACTGGATACCCATTTAGATACTTCAGCTCCAAGTATTGTTCCATCAGTAAGAGTTTGTGTCACTCGTTCTCCAACGATAAACGATCCTGTTACTCCGCTTAATACCATATCAAACTCGTATGCATTAGTTTGCTCTATAGTATCTATCGTAGATAAATCTGTATCAAGATCTTCACCACTATATTCAAACAATTGACAACGCATCTTAAATGTTGGAAGATTTGCTAGCTGGTAAAAGGGTTGTTCATGCTCTACGTGCATAACTTCAAACATAGATTTAGACATAGGTAAGAATATAATATCTCCTTCCCTTGGTCGTTCTCCGTCTATTTGGTTATCAACCTTACCAACCGTAGTATTCCAACGTCGTTTAGACACAATGAAAGTTGCTTCATCGCGTATTTCAACTCCGAACTTAGTGAATAAGTCTCCTTCGCCATCGAATCCATCCGTGTTTTCTATATACATTTCAATTTTATACGAGTTGCTAAATTTAGAAGATACATCTTCGCCAAGTATTCTATTCTCATTAACAATAGTTCTAGGAAGATAATACAGATCTTGACCATACATCTTTAAAGATTCTATGATTATATTCTCGTAGAGCTTTTGTTCAGATCTTACAGATTCTGAAAAATAGATATTTCTTGCCATATTAACCTACAAAAAAGTTAGGGGGAAGTTCGTGTTCTAAGCGAATGCGTTCTCTAAGTCTATCTAGTTCTGCTATAGCATCATCAAAAAGTTGACGACCATTTAGCTGAACTCCTCCTGGAAGAACCATTCCTTCAAATTTAATTAAGTTTGCACCCCATTGCTGTTTTATCAATTGAGTAGAATAGTCTTTAAGCCACATATCATCGTAGACACTCGTGTACGTATCCGGATCTACAATTTGATATATTTCTGCAATAATATATTCTCCAGCCTTGATTTCTTTGTCAGCAAAAGCACCATGAATATATAGTCTATCTTGTCTCCGTGCAAATTCTACTTGAGGATGACCATTTAATTTAGAATCTAACAACGATAGATATTGTTGTAATTGCTCGTAATAAGCCAGATCTCCTGCAAAGTTTTGCATATCAGCAATATCATTAAGCATCATTTGATATTTAATGTCAAAGAAGTTTCTAGACGAACCAAACGCAGAATTAGTCGGTAAGAGCCGTGATACATATATAATATCAGAAGAAATGGGAATGTATTCATTAGCTACATCATCTTCAGTGACCAAATGTTTTAGATAAGTCTTTACGGTTGCATCAGAGTGAAATTCTTGGTATAGCTGTAAAGCATCATCGATTCTTTCTTCAAGCTGATCGTCATCTACGTTTATCTCTATCACAGGATCACCGAGTCTACGAAGACAATAGTCGATTAATCCTTGCCTTGATGTGGGTGCCGCCATGTTCGTTCCTTTTTCAAAAACTTTTATCTATTTATACGTTTACAATCACTAGGAAATGTGTTATAATAATATCATGAAAACAGTATTTACAAATGGATGCTTCGACATTTTACATCGAGGCCACTTAGATTATTTAAAAGAATCTGCCTTTTGGGGAGAAAGACTTATTGTCGGTATCAACTCAGACAGTAGTGTACGCAAACTAAAAGGTTCAGATCGACCAATAAACAAAGAAGAAGATAGAAAGTTTGCACTAGAATCTTTAAGCTTTGTTGACCGTGTTTATATTTTTGATGAGCCAACGCCTTATGAACTAATCAAATATATAAGACCGGATATAATTACAAAAGGCGGTGATTATGCACCAGATAATGTTATTGGTAACGATTTAGCTAGAGTAAAAATTATACCGTACACGCTAGGGTATTCTACTACTAAATTTATTGAAAGGATTCGCAATGACGCAACTTGAAGGCTTTGTCGAAAAAGGCTGGGGCCATGAAAATATCTTTGCTACTAACGATAAGTACACAGGTAAATTATTAGTATTTAATGAAGCTGCAAGGTTTTCAATGCATTTTCATGCGCTAAAGGACGAAACATTTTTTGTTCTTGAAGGAGTCTTTGATTTACTTACTATTGAAACAGAAAGTGCAGACGTTAAAAAACAAAGGTTAAATCCAGGAGATTCGGTAAGAATAAAACCTTTAACACCACACCAAGTAATCTGCGTTAAAAAAGGAACTATTATAGAAGTTTCTACTCCAGATTCAGTAGAAGATAATTATAGAGTTGCCAAAGGCAATAGTCAAAAATGACAATATGGGGTATGTCAAAAAACGGCCATGATTGGTCTGTAGCTATTTTTAAAGACGATAACTTAGGAAATAGATTTAAACTTGTAAATACTATTTCAGGCAAAGGCTCTCGACACACACCAGAATGTATAGATGAAGCCAAGAAAAGCGGCAAACCTGATTTAGTTATCTGGTATGAAAATCCATATCTTAAATCTATTAGACAATTTATAGCAGGACAAAAACATCCTTTTAAAAGAAATAATATTAAAAGATATTTACGAGATCTTAATATAAACTGTAAATGGAAATACGTAGGCCATCATGAATCTCATGCCGCGGCTTTTTACAAAAGTAGATTTAAAGATGCCACTGTTGTGGTTCTTGATAGTATTGGAGAATTTGATTGTACATCTATATGGAAAGCCAAAAATGGCAAACTTAAAAAAATAAAGTCAACTAAATATCCTCATAGCATCGGACTATTCTATTCAGCTATGACAGATCGCATCGGATTAAAGCCGCAACAAGATGAAGCTGTATTTGAACAAATGTCCAGATCATACACACCCTTTTCACAATTAGTAATACAAATGGAAAATGATATAATAAAACAGTGGGATCCATTACCTAAATTTAAAGTAAACTTTCACCGAGGCGCTAGACAAATGTGGTGGAACAGCGGTAAAAAGGAAATAGCCAGCGCCACGCGTACAATTTTTGAGAGTTTAGTAACTAAAGTTTTAATTCATGCAAAAGAAACTACAGATAGCCGCAATATTGTGTTAAGCGGTGGAGTCGCATTTAACAAATCTGTACCAAACATTGCAAGCAAAATATTTGATAATATATACATACCACCAAATCCAAGCGATAGTGGTTCAGCAGAGGGCGCAGTATTAGCGTATTTAAATAATGGTTGATTTAGCATCAATGGAAGTGCCAGATTTTGATCCTAATAAAGTAAATCAGAATCAGAATATACAACAAGATTGGCCGAAGAGTTTTCCAAAAACAACTATTGGATTAGAAAGAAAAAATGTATTTACTGATAACGATTACTCGTATTTGCCAGGAGCTCTTGAGTCTATACGAAGCCTAAGATTAAAAGGATATAAAGTCGTTTTAATCATGGATGAAAAAGGTAGACTTGAGTCTGAAGTAAATGCTGCTAATTTAAAAATGATGGAAGATTTTGGCCAAGCAGGAATATTTTCTATTGAGGGAATATTTTATTCAGTTGGAACAGAAAAGGCAGATCCATTTGTAAAGCCCAGCGCTGGTATGTTTAAGCGCTGCGAAGATGAACATCCTCATTTAAAATTTAAAAACGGATGGTATGTGGGACATACTATTGCAGATGCAAAAGCTGCATTCAAAGTAGGATCTAGGTTCGCTCTAATTAATCCAACAGAAGAAACTATTAAGAAACTTAATAGTTTTGCTAATCAAAAGATAAAAAAGAAAACACGAATATTTAAATCACTTTCAGAATTTGAAAAGAATCTTAAGTAATTTCAGGAAATAAACACTCGTCTATATATTTCCTAACGACACCAGGATCTACGCCCATGCTCTCCATAACTCTCGGAGTGTGTGGGTTTTTCTTTTGGTTTATTGCGTACCAGTTATGCTTATCCGTATAGTCGTTGTCAGTGCTAAGACCTATATTGTGAACAAAGTAGTCTAAGTTATTAACAGCAAGATCTAATAGCTCTTGTAGTTCGTCAGGATCTCTAACGTTTCCGGCTGAAACCATTGATCCACTAAAAATTGCTTTAGCCCAGTCAGGTAGTTCTCTTTTCTTTGATGGAATAAAACTGTGTACATTCTTTTTAAATTGTGATAATATGTGACTATTAGGATCTATAGGACTAAAGTCGTGAAAGGCTCCAGTGACTTTATTTGGTCCTGCAATAACATCAAATCCAAATATTGGAGCAGGATCATTTGTATGAGGATACACACACAAATGCATCATCCAAAGTTTACGATCTTCTCGTGCATCGATAATATCTAAATCGGCTCTTCGCCAAATATCTGGAGACAAATAAGTATCTGCAGGCCAGGGAAAATTGTGAGTATGTTTTGTAGTGGCAAGGCTTTCAACTATAGCTCGCATTCTTTCGCTTGCATCTATAAGTTTTTCAAAGACCATATTCTTTTTCTAACTCCTTAAATAGCGCTGTTGCATATTTAAAAACGCCTTGTGCTTCTTTGTACATATCATCATCTAGCTTAGATCTAACGTATTCTATAAGGCCTTTTTTATCTTCAAATTTATACATGTTATGTAAACCAAAAGGAATACGCTTTGAAATCATATTGCCTCCATACATATCTCCAAAGTGACGAACGTACATATGTGCCCAGCATTGGTATTCATCGATGCCTTCTACATAATCGCAATATTCTTTTACAACGGGATATAGTTTAAAACTATCATTTACTTCTAACGAATGAAAGTCTTCTACAATTTTATGATGTCTTTTAATATCAGGTATATCTTCTAATATGCCAAGTTTATCTGCCCTTTGCTCTAATCTAAAATATATCATTTCTTGCTGATATAAATAGTTAGCGTACTGATGCTTAGATATAGCACCTGACATGAGCAGCTTTGCAAACGGGCTTTCTTCTGCTTCAGTATGTACGTCTTTAACGAGATCACGTAACGCCATAACAACTCCATTGAAATAGGTATTTATATAATGATT